CATAATCCAAAATAGGATTAACATTATTATTTTGTCTATAATCCATAATGCGATTAATAGTGTTAATTTTGTATTTACTCTAGATTTAGGGTAGGGGGTTTTGATTTCCATTCATCCATTTCATAATATAGATCAGCATGTTCACCACACTCAGTACAAGTATCACTATCAGGCCATCCTGGATAGCTAAATTGTGCTCCACAACAATTTGATATAGGATCATCTTCAGGCCCTAACTCTTCATTTGGACCTAACATTTCTTCTTTTTCTCTGTAATATTCTCCTACTTTACTCATTCTTTCTCCTTAAGCTTTTCATATAAAGTCCACATTATTTCAGAAAAATAAATCTGATTCTTTCTACATTCATTAATATGACCTTTTTGTGTTTTATGCCATAGTCTAACTATATCATTAAGCTCCATCACTTTTAATCAAACTTTCCTTAGCCTGTTCTTCCATTACTTTATTGTTTTTTCCAGTTTCGGCTTCCATTTCATTAATACGAGCTTCCATCCAATCATGGAATGCAATATTTTCTCCATGAAATTCTACATAACCTATAAAGTAAGTTTGTAATTCCTGATACTTGCTAGCCAGAAGGTCTAGTTTCTGATGAGCATTAGCCAAGAGATTTTCATATTGAGAATATCCAAGTTTCTTCTTTTTTTTAGTCATATACCCATCCTTATCTTAATTCTTTTTACATCAGTTTGTAGTGTACTTACGACATTTGTTAAATTAGAAATAGTTTTATGCATAAGCTCTAAATCAGTTGTAGATTTTTTTACTGGTTTTTTAGTCTTTGTTGTCATGTTTTTTTTCTCCATTGTTTTAAATAGCATTTTGGACAATATGGTATTATATTATCATAAACCACTGCTTTTTTGGTGCATTTCGTACATTTTAAATCCTGTACATGGGGAGAGCCACTTTGTTTCTTGGTTTCCGTGGACCGACCTCCCCCCACTAGTATATTACCTTCTGCAGTTATATTCTGATCATGCCTCTTAGAAGCTGCAGTATACTCAGGAATTTTCATACGATTTTCTTGATTTTCTTAAAATACAGTTAGGATAAGCCATCATCCATTCATATATCCACCATGCTTCACCTTTATTACTAGCTGTTAATGCAGCCTTCTTCTGCCTATGATGGTCTGACATATTACGATATTTCTTAATAAATACCCAATACTTTTCTGCTTTAGGTACTTTAAATCCTTTTAATCGTATGATCTTCATACTATTTTAGACCTCTAACATATTCTTTTTGTACAAGTCTCACTCCAGGAATAGAAGCTCCTTCTTTGAGTTCTTCCAAAATGCGTTTCTTGTCCAGTTTAGTTGTTATGACTTCTATGTAGTATTCTTCTGGGATTAAATCCTCTTCTATGACATCAACTGCCCCAGCAGATTTGCTCACTTTTAGTGGATTAAATTCAGTATGTTCAGGCAATTCACCGATTGTTTGATGAGCACCAATAACAAGTCCTTTAATACGTTCTTGAGCATTTTTTAATGTCTTAACATATTTAGTAAGCTTGTCAATTTGCTCCCTGAAAATACTAATTTGTCCTTCTACATTGCGATAAAACCAATAGATACCATCTTCTTTGCGATGTAATTCCACATAGAGTTCGTCTACTCGTTGCATGACGTCTTCTTCACTTGTTAGTTGAACATCATGTCGAACTAACGCTAAATCACTAGCAATGTCAAGAATTGATCTTTTCATATGCTCCTTTTTCTTCGCTTTTGATTCGTACTCCATCAACCCAAACTCTAACATTAAGATTTTCTTTTTCTCTGTTTGCTTCAGATTTAATATGAAGTTGAGAGATAAGACCATCTGTACCTTTGCTTGGATTGATACTTATTATTTTGTTTGCATTATATGCAATACGAAATGAACCTTTTGCTGATGCAAGATTCATACCATCTGCATAAGCAGATTTAGTTATTTCACTTATTGCAAATACTACAAGATTATGCTGAACAGCAAGTTCCATAAGAGCCTGAGAAGCTTCTTCTACCTTCATATTATTGTCTTGTTTCTTGGATCTTAATAGACCCATATGATCTACAACAACAATTTCTGGCTTACGAGCTAGCATAGCAATTCTTTTTTGTATTTCAAATGGATAACAAGCTGAATAATCTATAGTCAACCAATTAAATCCTTCTGATACACCATTACGCATTGCTCTGTAATGTTCTCGTAACTCTTCTTCAGACCAACCTTTTTCTATTTGTACAAACCTAGACCACATTTGTCTCGGAGACATCTCCATTTCCATGAAATATGTAGGTTTTTTAAAGTAATTAATCCAATTTTGTAGTAACATTGTCTTCATTGCTTTTGGTGGAGCTTGTACAATTACTACTTCACCAGGGTAAACAGGAAAATACTGTCCATATTGCTCACCAAGATTTATACCTTTTAAATCAGATGCATAAAAGTCTATTAATGTCTTTTCCATGTCATTAGCAGTCATTACAAGATTACCAGCTTTTGCTTTATATAATCTACAAGTATTTTGACAATGTTTATCCATTAATACATCCTGACATCCATATCTATATCCAGTACCACCATGTCCAGTGTAACAATTTTCAATAATGGAATCCATTTCATCTATTGTAAATGGCTTTTCATCTGTAGTTACTCTTTGTCGCCAATTTTCCATTACTGTTCTTACTGTTACCTCTGGATACATCCATCTTAGGTGTGCAGCTATACGCAGCGCAGATCCATGTCTATTACCTATGTTGACTCCAGCCATCATAGTTTGTATACAAGGATAATTAATAGGATCTGGTTTTCTACCTAATTTTGTACCATCAACAAATGCTTTCTTTTTTGATTTTGTTTCTGTGAATACATCAAAAACAGGTTCACATTCAGGTAATTCAGGATGATATTTAGAAGGAAATGTAGCTTGTTTAACAATAAGCTTTATATCGTTATGTAACATCTTAGGATCAATACATATCTTCCACTTTCCAGATTTACTATTTCTAGTATTATTTAATCTTATAATACGTGTTTTGTCAGTAACAGAATGATCTGCATATTCAAAGATACCAGCATGTGTTAATGCTTGTTTAACCTTAATATGTAGATTTTTATCTGGTTTCCATCTGAAAGCTGTAGATGGTATTCCTACATGAAATCCAGTACCAGAAAAATAGATATTAAATGGTATAAGAAGATCTTGTAAAAGTACTGTTAAACCGATTGTTTTTTGTCTAGCTTCTTCAGGTAAAGTACCATCTACATCAAGAAGAAATTCATCTGGCATATATAATAATCCATCATATCCAGATAACTTATTGTGTTCACGAAAAAATTCTTTAATATAATCATCATAATCATATAAACTTATAAATGTATCTTTTGGCATATTTTGCCAATCAGATACTTTAGATGCTTCAATGAAATGATGCCTATTATGTACTGATAATGCCATTTCTTTAATCATGTATTACTCTCCAATTTTAAATGAAATCCTCTGATTTCTTTTCTTATATCATTTGCAATTTGATGTCTTTCATCCCATAGCCTTCCACGCAAGGACTTATCTTCTTGTTGTATTTTCCTTCTGCATCTGGAAATGGATTCAAAACTGGGAAGTTTTCCTTTTGCAATTAACATTAGTAAATCTTTTCCACTTAATTCATCAATGGTGACAAGTCTTTTAAACCATATGTTCGCTATTAATCTGTTATCGTTATCACGTAATACAGGATGTTTTTGTAATGCATGCTGTATCTCGGTTGCCAAATTAAAAATTTTCATTATATCTCCTTAAAAATACAAAGAGGAGTGGTAGTACTGAAACAGTACACACACAGACTCCTCTCTGTATTTGTTTATTGACTGTTAAGTCGACTAATTAGAATGGAAGATCATCATCTGCAGTAACTAGTTCTTTTTCAGAATGTACTACAGTACCATTGTTAGATAAAGTACCTTTTCCATAGTTAGCAAATTGCTCTTCAGCTTTTACTTTGAACCTACGAACTGCATCTTCATCATATGATTCAGCTTGATTAGTGAAAACAGTTGGTGCAACAGTACTATATGCACGAGAAAATTGTCTTTCCTCGCCATCAACAGTAACAGGCTCTTTATAGAAAAGAACATTAAGTTTTTTTCCAATGAGCTGATCTGCATCATCATTTAAAGCAATACGCTTTTTCCCATCTTCTTCCAATACTTCAGTAATGCCAGCATTGGCAAAACGAAATAGTCTAGCAATACGCCATTCTTCTTCCGTTTTTTCATTATGTTTTGCCCATGTACGCATATTAAAGTTATCAGGATATCCCTCAAAAGTAATATCCAGTACAGGGGTATCATTTGATTTGCCATATTTAGCTGTAGCAATCGTTAATTCATGCCATCCAACAGTATAATCGGCAGAATTTTCAAATAAGGTTATAGTTCTCATACGTTCACTCCATTTGTAGTTTGCGTTACTTGATTGTTAGTCTCTGCCATTGTTAGATCCTTAGGATCGACTGAAACTAATTTTTTTTTAGTTCCAGGTATTAAAGTTTGCAGAGCATATGTTTTACCACTTCCAGGACTGCCAATTACAAGAATCTTACATCCTTCAAATCCTCTTTTTCTAGCAGCTTCTATTGGAAGTTGATAATCTTGTGGTATTTTAAGTGGAAGAAGCTGTGTCCTATCTTTAGCATGATCATATTTTTCAGTACGACCAGTATGCCAGAAATATTTAGGTTCTCCATTTAAACTGAGTTCGGTTGTAGTATAAAATACAAAATCAAACCATTTAGCAACATCTTCTTTAGTTGAACCATCAATATATGGAATGATTTTATTATTGCCATCATCCATAGTTTGGACTTTAGCATGACAATTACACACTACAATACCAGGTATTCTTGAAATATAATCAAGAGATCCATCAAGCTTATGCTTTAGAACACCCCAATCTTGCAATTTCATTACACCAGTTTTCTTATTTACTAAACTTCTCTGAAACTTTTTAGATAGTTCAGAAAAAGTATCAATTACAAAAGCATCTATTTCAACACCAGATTTAGGCATAATTTTCATAGATTCTTCCTTTACCTCTACAGGCCCAATTTTCTTTGTGATCTTAACTTCTTTATGGGTGTAGAGACTTCTTAATATATCTTGGAATGCATCCCAAGTTGATGGAGCTAACATATGATGACCAAACAGTTCTTTTAATGCTTTAGGTCCACCAAGTGTTTGACTACCATGCTCTAAGTCAAAGTACAGTACTTTCATTGATTCTCCTTGTGAGATTGTGGTTGGAATGTGACCTGTGTCACATAGTAAATTTACAAATATCCGTGGTTTTATACAATACAAAAGTATATGGGAGTGTCAATAGGGGCTGGAAAAAGCCAAGTATATGCTTTTTAAATTGTAGTAATTAAACTACGAGGTAATGCCCTGGACTGCTCACGCAACATCTCTCCACTCCCACAATTCTTATTTGCCTATTTTATCCAGCATCATTGTAGGAAAATTAAAACTAAAATCTTCATTAAATGGTTGTTTAGTAGCATATTTTCTTACTGAATTAGCTATGAAACTACCACTCATATAGGAACAATAAGTAGTTGCTTTCATATTGCATGGTTCAGATGCCATTTTGGCATTACTATACCAGATTTTTTTATACTTTTGTACTGTAGGTTTCTCAATAATATATTGTTGGTAGTGTTCAGCTCCCATTCTACCATCTATTATTAATTTGGGACATTGTTGTGTTGCACATAAGATTTCAACGGCTTTTAATCTTGCATCCATATTATCAAATGCTAATACAGCAATATCTTTTTCTCCATTGTAGAGATATTCGTTGAAATATCCCTCAATACATTCTATTTTTACGCTTGGATTAATATCTTGTAATATACAACTTAATGCTTTTACTTTAGTTAATCCAATGTGTCTATGGTCATATTGTGAGACACCAATGTTTACATCTTCTACTTTATCCATGTCATACAAAAAGAAGTTTATTGAACCACTTCTTGCAAGTTGAACAGCTGCGGAACTACCTATAGCCCCGCAGCCTAGAATGTGAAAGGTGTATTCATGTAGATTACTTACAATACCTTTTGATCTATTGTTAATAGTACATTCCATTATAGCTTCTTACCTCCATAGTTTCTCCATCATATTCTATATATTCATCAGGATCATTAAATTCAAGTTCAGGTTTTACTTCACTTAATGTAATTATTTTAACTGAGAATAAAGAACCAAGCTTTTTTAGATTATTATTGAACTTTTCTACTTCTTTAATGTAGTTAGAATGTTCCATACCTTCACTAACAAGACTATCCATAATCTCTATCACAAATGAATAACAAGCACTATAGTCTTTGCTTTCTAAGCCAGTAGTTTTTGGAGCATTAAGATCAATACCATGATTTATCCTTCTTTCAGCAAAGCCACCATATTTATTATCATCAAAGATATCACTTTGATAATGATTATATGTAGAACTACCCTTTTTATAAGTAAATGATCTAGTAGAACACAATTCATTCACTTTATCTACTATCTTTTTAGGAACTTCTTTTTCTCCCTGCCCTAAGAGTTCTAGTTCAGTATCTAAATACATTGCTACAGGTTTCCATAATGATACACGGAATTTATTTTCACGTTTCAGATTTACGACAAGAGCAAAGCTCATATCTCCATCAGAATATTCTTCAATTCCTTTTATATCAGTAGGACTCCAAAATACACCCATAGTATGATGAGAATGCCACCAACAGAATCTAAAGTTCTTTTTACCATGTTTTTTCTGTGCCTGACAATAGTAATTTGCAAGAGCTTCTTGATCAAGATCACAAGTTGAACCTGCAATCTCCTGTTTTAGAATTACTGGATCTGTTACAATCCAATCACCGTCTTTATCTTGATAGCAAATTGACATGCCACCTATTTCACATTTATGTTCATCATATGCTGCTTTAGCATAGTTAATTATGGTATTATAGTCTTTTGGTGAGATATAATATCCTGTTTTCATCGACTTTCTCCTATGTTTATTGCGCTACCATTTCTAGCAGCCCATGCTATTACCCGCTCTTCGGGTGTCATGTTTATTTCAGGGATGTTAGTACTTTGCCCTGCATGTATGGCTTCTGTTTCTGTTAACAATCTTTGCAACTCTTCAATACTGAATGTTTCATGTTCATTACGAAAAGTATAAGCATCTTCATGATCATCTTCACATCTATTTTCTTCTTCACCATAGTGAATGAAAAGTAGTTGATCCATTACTTCTTCCCATAGTCGTGTTTTGAATATAAAATCTAGTACATCTATGTGATTACCAGGATAGTTAGTTCTGGTTTTCCACCAAAAATATTCAAGATTTATTTCAGGATTACATTCAAGCACATTATCAAGTTCAGCATTCGGATCAATAAGATCTTTTACCATAGTACTATCTTGAAGAACTGGAAAGTTTACTTCATTTCCAAGCATATGTTGACTACCAGCTGAATTTTGCAAAAGACTCCTACACATAAGAAGTAATATTCCAGCTTCCCATTGACATTCTTCATCTGTTTCAGGATCATTATATTCTATTATTTTAGGAAAACTACAAGCATCATAATTCACAACTGTTCCATTATCCATTGCATATGAATAATCGGATTTAAACTGACAGTTATCGCAAGGATTTTCTGTACTAATTTCATTTGAATCTGAATATATTCCATAATCATCAATACAATGGTTCAAATCAGCAGATTTTATACCTTTCCAGGTACAAGTTCGCATATATTCTGTAGGATCAAATGATTCTGATCTACTTCTATTATCACTTCTTCTTAATGTCATCAGTTTTGTATGTGCTTCTTCAGGAAATCCATGAAAACATATATGAATACGATTTAATGGGTTAGTATTAGGAATGTGATATCTAGTTAACCAATTTGTACATAAGACACGTAAAGCATCATAATCTTTTGATTTTATGGCTGTTCGTATATTACTATCCATATCACCTGTACAAGTATTATTAATCCAATCATCATTTATGGAATTATAACTGTATCTTCTTGATACGTATGGATGTGAAATACCTTTATACAGAGAAGATAACTTTGCATTAGGATTACCTAAACCACTATATCCATTCATGTTACTATTATTGCTACATGCTGCATTCAAGTAGATAAAGAAATTGAAAGACCATTTTAAGTCTATATCTCCCCAAGGAATTACTCCTATTATTTCATCTACACCTGTATGTACAGTAATTGCAACATCTTTTATACTTAAATAAGTCCATATTTTCATATTATTCCATTGATCTGAATCATTTACAGAATATTGAGGTAAACCTATTAGTAAGTTGTTTTCAGGATATTGTGAGTTAAATTCTTCTTGTCTGGATATAAATGCATTCCTTTCTTCATTCCATTTTTCTGCAATTAATTCAGTATTATCTACCCAACTATTATCACGATTTCTTTGTTGCCACATTCTTGATTCAATTTCACATGCATCAGACCAAAACTGTCTTCCTCTCCATTGAGCATACTGTTGTATTCTATCACGAAGAGAATATATACCTCTGGGTTTCATGTTAAATCTTAAAGCATATTTGGTATATGCAGTTTTTAGCTTATCATATGTGCCAGGTCTAAATCTGAATTTATTGGTTATTCTGATAACATCTATTCCATTACCAAAAGATTCATTGAAGTTACTAATTTTTTGTAGTAATTCACCTTGTGGACCTATATAAATTTTATCAACCATCTCACTTATATTTAAATTAACTTCAGATATGGGTATAATTTCATTCCGATTCACAGCTTTCTCCTTTGTTTTTAATTTTTTGGGCTATTTTTAATGCATCATCATATCCATTTACAATTTTACCCAATATTTCAATAGATATAGATGGATAATTATGATTATGCTCTGTTATAACAACAAAATCATTTTTATCTATTCTAAAATATCCTATTGGCTCTTCATTATATTCTACTGCAAGCAAATTAGAATCTATATCTTCGTAATTCCAAACTATTGATGTACTCATATTTTCTCCTTTGATTTTATTAAATAATATCCTTTACTAGGTTTATATCCAACTATTCCCATATCCATTAATGGTTTACACAGACTATTGAATATTCCGTGCATTCTTAGATGTTCAGTTGGATGCAATTCATGAATATTTGTGATATCATCATCTGTTTTAACCATATTAATATGATGTAAATGATAACCTTCTTTTGGCTTTCTGCCATAATAATCTATAAAGTTATCTTTATGTCTTGTGCTCCTAACAACTAAACCTGTTTCTGGATCTTTTCTTTTCCTACATTTATATCCTTGAATTATTCCATAATCATTCCACCATTTACCATCATGTTTATCTTGCATATCATGAAACATACCTCTATCCATACATTTTTTTGTACAAGTTGGTTTGAGATTTTTTTCATATGAAGTCCAAGCTTGAAGGCAATCTTTATCACACATATAACATTTTAATCCAGAAACATATGTTACACCACTAGCCTTTCTGTACTTAGTATCTCTAGGTAAATGAGCTTGTTCTTCTAATATCTTTACTTTATGACCATTTCTAATCATAACTCTATACATATCAGCTATCCATCTTTTAAATGCCTTAGTGGAATTGAAAGAAACATGTCTTGAAATATGTTTTGGTATATCTTGTCTTTTACGAACAATACCATGAATAACTACTTTTTGTGTATCATCATTAATTGAATCCTTAATGTCTAATATTTCTAAAGGTAAAGTCCATTGAGATGTATCATAGATAGTTTTATAAGATAGTCTATAATTTCCATCATCTCTTTCAATTATTTCACCTCCAGTATCTTTTGCTTTTTGGTATAAATTTTCTAATTTCACAGTTATTCCTTTTTATTTAAGACAATAAAAAAGGGAGACAGTTACCCATCTCCCTTCTCTAAAAGTTACTATGTGGTCTAGTTACTTGCCACCACCTTTATCATTTTCTACTGCTGCTACAAGATCACCTTCTGCTAATTGATGTGAATCTGTTACATTCGCACCACCTACTGATACAGATGATCCAGTTGGTATATCAAGTTCTGTACGTAAAGCTCCAATATTGGCTGCATCTACTTCTTTTTCTACAAAACCACCACCTGCTAATACTTTTATTTTTAGTGCCATGATTGTTGACTCCTTCTTCTTATTATTCTGTTAGTTCGCTCACAAATGAGCTTTTTTATTGATTCGTTACTACAGGGACAATATTCAGCATAACTGTAAGATTCACCGTTATGATCCCCAACATACTCGTAATGTACTCCATTTAAACAGACAGTACATAACTTACGTTTTATTTTAGTTATATATTTTAATATAACACTTATTTTATAGTTTGATTTTATGTTTTCCCTCTTCATCATTTCCTCCCGTAAATAAATCTCTATAAATATATCTTAATTCTTTTGTTATAGCATGTAATATATGTAATACTTCTTTGTTAATACATCTTTCTCTTGCTCTTCTCAGCTGAAACTCATGTCGCATCAATCTTTGCTTTAGATATGCTTTAGGATCCACTGGATCACCTTTGTTTAAATATTTTTTGAATTTTTTCACGACTTAATATATATGTTAAAATGGAGGGGAAAACAAGAATTTATGTCTCCCCCATCCATTTATAGCCCATTTACAAGAGTTAACTAAAAGGTATAACCCATTAGCTTGTTAGATTTTTTAGCAAGGTTTAAAGCACGAGAATATGCTTTTTCTCTCTCTTGGTCATTATTCTCGATATCTTCATAAAAATCTAATAACTCATTCACTCTAGTATCAATAAGAACAGCATCACACACTGGTTTGATAATTTGATAATAAGCTCCTGGTGCCGATGATTTTGCTTCCATTGATGAGTTTCCTTTTACTAGTATTGTCATTTTACGGATCTCTTTTTTAAAGAGACTAGGTTCTTCTCCTCCAATAATTAGGTAGTTGTATACCCAACTATTTCGTTATTTCCATTTAACTGAATTGCATTTGCTGGAACAGTGGTTAAGTTTTCACCTTTAGTTACAGGTTTAAAACTTTTATGCCATTTAGATACCAATGGAGTACCAGTTTCAATAGCTTTCAGAAGACGTGGAACAGGTATGAATTCACTTATAGCTGATTTTAATCTATAAGCAGAACCCACTGTTAACATCCATCTTAGTGCTTTTCTTAAGAATAATTTATCTGTACGTCCTGTATAATTCCTAAGTTGTCCAATAGCAATAGAAAATGTTATGGGAGATTTACCAACATTAACTATCTGTCTTAATGCTCTTCTACCACCTATTTCTTCTACCTTTTTGATGTTATAATGAGTAACAGCTTTTACCTTAGCACCATTAAGATAACGCTCAAGTTCTTGGCAAGCATTGATTTTCATTGTATCTTCATTACAAGCTACAAATAAATCATCAAAACGTTTATGACTAGTACTATTATGCATAACAACTGGTGCTTTCTTAATACCAAGAATTGTTAATGCTGTTAATCTGCGATTACCATCTATAACTGTACCATTATTCGCTATTATAATAGGACTTAATAATCCATTTTTACGAATATTAGATACCAATGATTTAAATCCATCATGAGTGTCATCTGTTCTTATTACAGGATTCAAAGGATTAAACTTCAATTTACTAAGAAGCACAGTTTTAAATACCATTGTTGCTTCCTTCAGAGTTGTAGTTTCTGTTACAACTGTTTTAGTAACTTTTTTAGCTCTCTTCTTCATTGTTTATTCTCCTTATTTATTTTTGAATTATAGCTTGTTACACTTTGGTATCATAGTAGTGTGAAATAACCCTGGAGTGTGCGGTCTCCAACAAACTAAGTTTATGCAATTTATTGTTTATCTCTTTGAGCTTTAATATATTGTTTTATTATATCTAAATGTCCTGAATACAATTTATCAACATTATATGCTCTTAATCCTTCTTCGATGGTCCATAAAGCATTTAGGGCATTACTTATTTGTCTTTCTTCAAGATCCATATTTGTTCCTTTCTAAATTAATGAGCAGGTAGCTAGTTCGATGTGTTCGTTAGTATTCATCAAGTCAATCTATAAAGACCAGTTGTAGATTTAAGAAGCGTACCTGCTCAAATTATGCCTCAATAAATACGGTAACGATTCATACCGAGATAATAACCAGAACAGGACGTCTGGGGTCCATGTGTCCATCATCTCATAGCTTAACGTACGCACAAATAGATATTGAGGCTTTGAAGAAGTTAAGTCTCGATTCCGAACTTCTTCTTATTTCCAACTATAAACAAAGATTTACTTTTAAGAATTTTATTATGCCTTGGCACCTTCCATTTTAGAGATTAAATCTCTCACCTCCTCAGGTAAACAGCCAAACTCATGTAAATCCTTAATTACTATTTTAAATAGTTCAGCTACTCGTTCTAGTGGGATATCTAAATTATGAGCTATCATGATCTGTGTTTGACTTATAGCCTCACAAAGACCTTCCCCAGCATCAGACATTGCACCTAAATGCAGGGTCATAAAACCAAGAGTTATTACATGTTTCATTGCTTTTTCATTATTGGTAAATTTATCATTTTGTTCGAAGGTAAATCTCCCTTATTTTATTATGTTCACGTTACTAGAAATTTATGAGAGAGTCGTCAATATCCTCACCACGATTCACGTAGCTTGATTGGCTTGACCCTTCCTCTACTCTCTCAATTATATTTAAATACCCTGAGATTACAGGTATGATAATCATTCTTTGGAGGGATTATCGGTGATTCCCCTCTTTGTCCACATACACTTGCGTATAGTAAATGATCAAGCTCAACAATTATAGATTGTCACTCTTATCGTTCAAGTCGTTTCAACAAGTACTTACATCATTACAAAGCGATCAACCCTGCACTGTGCTTTCATCATTAAACTGTTCAGATTGGCTACTGAATCAGCTCCCTATTCATTTACATGTAGGGAATTAGAGCTCTATGTTCTTGAACGCTAAGGAGTCTTTTCGCAACAGTGTTATTCTGTTATGATTAACGTTTATGCTAGGAAGGTGAATATAGCGCTCGATAGTTGTGGCTACATGCTCTTTTGAAGTACGCAATACCACTCTATATTCTATGCTCTGATTGGTTATCAGTCTACACGACATTTCACGACATATCTTTCTTTACAGTGAAGATTACCGTTTATATTGGGATCCAGCCTAACTACCAAAGCTTTAGCTTATGAGTAATATAAATATTACCCTCCCTTACGCATTTACCTATTGATATTTCTATCTCACCTTGATTTCCCACTCAAGAAGACAATTCATCTCAGGATACCCCATTGACTGTTGTCTGTTATACGCTTGCTTACGTGAACCATTACTGGCGCTACTAACTCTGCTCGAGCTTTTACTTTTACACATTGCTGTGCTTATTCTATATGGACTATAAGCAGCCCAATTCTTTATTACAGGTATAAACCTGCAGAGGAGGATAAGAAGCCAAGAGCTAAATATCCTCCAAAGAGGTCAAATTTATCATCAATGTCCCTCACCTTGTACTTCGGATTCTTGGGCTGTTAGCATTGTTGGAAGCATCACGCCAGTGGCTCAGCGTTACAATGATGTGTCTGAGAAGGTGTTGATCTACACGCTTATCCTCTATGACATGGTTTTTACGCAAATACTTTATTACTAAACCAATAAATGATTATTGATTAACAGTATACATATTGTTAATCTTGCCTAGTCTTGCAGCTTTGTTACGTCTGCGTTTAGTTTCATGCCAAGCAATAGATATAATTTCATAAGCATGAATAAGAAGCCAAACTATTAGGCTTACAGACATTATAACAGAGATCGTTATAAGTATAACTGCACAGTGTATCATCACTAGGTCATTGGCTGTGAATTGACTAAGATATTCTATCATTTTATTGATCTCCTTATAGTTGGTAGTTTATGTATGAGTTACAACTGTTTTACTACTGGATTAATTAGGTGAACGAAGTGAACCAAAGCACTACGAACGGAGTGAGACATTGGAAAGAAGCAATGATAACACCACCTATAGAGGGGAATACTCCCCCCTATAGTCTTGCAAGGTGCTATTAAAGTCTCTATACTGGTACTTCAGTCGATTCATCCACGCTATCACCTGTGGGTTCAACATCAACTCTACCAAGAGAGAGAAAGTCTTCTTCGGCTATCAAATCATTAGATGATGGGTTGTAGTACATCAGATCTGGTAGTGTATCAGGCTCTACTTCAGTGATCATGATGAAGTAAGGTAGTACTTCCTTAGTACCACGAGCAGTACCCTGTATTACAGCACCAATCGGTGTCATCTTGCGATTAATAGAACTGAACATCCATCTGCCTGAGTTAGACAGGCACTTAAACATCTTAAGGTATCCCATAAGAGTATCACTCCTTATATTAGTTAGTTAACGATTAATTCGAAATGAAAAATAACGTAAATCAGAAAGTAAAAGTCTGATTATAGCCCGTACCCGCTTGAATATAGACCATGCACTAAAATTCTACAATTTTTGAAACTTGCCTTGCTTCATATGGTTGTTTAACCTATAAACTATCGCATGAGTTGTAAACGTATATATCATTTGACTATTGCTTATGATCCTGAGACAGAAGAAGTAGAGTATCTTATGGAATCTATCGACGAGTCTTCCGATTCTGAGGTTATGATTTTAGGTTCTGCCGATTTTGCTGAGTATTTCAGGGGAACCCAGGATACAGACGAAGATTTAGAAAAGATCTTAGAGTCATTTTGCAATGGTGAACCTGGCGAAGCTTAACTATCTTAGAGATACTCTATACTAAGACATACTCCCTTACGGGAGTATTAGTATACTATATCTCTAGACTTGATATATAATATATAGCGCGCGTACGAGAAACTATGAAATCTGATTTGATCAAATTATTAACATTTATCTGGCTTTGCGGCACTGTATTCATTCTTTATGAGATATGGGCTAATATCTCCTATATTGCGAACTTATTAGAGAGTTATATGCAAATGGCTTTAGGCAATATTAGAAAATGAGTAAGGAAGGTGCTAGATCCTATAAAGGGGAGGTAATCGGAGACTCTATGGCAATAACTATTAACTTTAAATGGTTATTGCAATTAATCGTAATTGTTTCCATGGCTGTATATGCTTTTTGGAGACTAGAGGGAAGAATACAAGGGCTTGAAAGAAATATGGCTCTTGCTTTAGAAGAAATGGAATTACATGAAGAAGAAAGGAAAGTAGCTGAAACTACACATATTGCTGAAATGGAAGAACGTATGAAATGGTATGAAAGCGAATTAAACTTGAATCCGTTTAGTTGGGGAAAAAGGGGAAATGATTAAATTTATCGTACTTTCCGTACTGCTAAATACAGGAGATAGTAACATATATGCTATTATACCTACAGAAAAAATTAAGGTAGAGGCTGGAAGGAAAAGAGGAAAAGGGCAGCGAGGACGGAAGCGTGGAGGCAATGGGTTAAGATGAGAGTTTACAAAGTATCTGACATATACCACAAAGTCTACGAGGATAGGTCTGAATTGCCTAGCAACATGGTAATTGTGCATAATTGGAGAAAAGCTCAGATCGGTGACTGGGTTGAGGCCGATGATAATTGCATTATCCAGATTTTGCGTAAAGGCAAAATGAAGACTCCCAGAGGTAAGGCTAAATATAGGAAATATGTAGGTACTTGCTCGGGAACGTTCATATGTTCTCCAAAAGTTAAAATGGATACATCGAAACGGGAGAACATATGGACAATCTCAGGAAAAGATACTGAAAGAGTTATTTTGGATCGTAGGAATTTAACTACATGCGAGATAGTATTTGTACAGTATATGGCTGGTGGATTATCTCCATCTAAAGCTTATCTTAGTGCATTTAAAACGAATAATCCTATGTATGCAAAAGAACAGTCTACAAAATTGGTAAAGACCGAAAGGATACAAAAAGCTATGAAAGAAGAGTTAAGACCTATTTTAAAAGAATTAAATATTGATGATAAATCTGTACTGGAAGGCATAAAGAGGGTCGCAGAGAATTCCGAGAAAGATGAGACAAAGTTAAAAGCATTATTTAAACTTTCAGACATCTTAGATCTCGAGGATAAAACTCAGACCAAAGTTACCCAGCTTAGTGGGGCTGTCTTCCAGGGATTTACAGAAGATCTTTTAGGCGAAGTTCAACGTCCGAAAGAAATAGCAAAGGGAGAATAATATGGCAAAGAAAAAACCTAGGATACATATAAAGCCTAGTAAGAGAGGATCTTTACGTAAAGCTACTAAAACTCCGAAGGGAAAGAATATTTCTGCCAGTAAACTAAGGGTGAAGAAGACTGATACTAAGGTCATGAAGAAGAAGAAGATCTTTGCCCAAAATGCCAGGAAGTGGAAAAAAGGCTAGATGGCGAATGTTAACTTTCATAATGTAAGCAAGGAAGAGGAAACTTTAAGACTTACTTATACAGATCTCATTGCATTTGGCAAGTTATTCCTTCCAGATGACTTTATGAGATCTGAAACTCCACCTTTTCATTATGAGGTAGCTGATGCAGTCAATGATCAAAGTATTCGCCAACTTGCAGTTATTTTACCTAGAGGACATGGAAAGACTGTAATGACGAAGTGCTCTATATTGCATGATTTTTTATTTACTAAAGAACCTTTATTCTATGGATGGGTGGCTGCAAGTTCTAAAATCAGTGTGCCAAACCTTGATTATATTAAGTACCATCTTGAATATAATGATAAAGTGCAATATTATTTTGGAAATTTAAAGGGAAGAAAGTGGACTGAAGATGATATCGAACTTACGAATGGTAGTAAGCTTATTTCTAAATCTAATCTTTCTGGTATTCGTGGAGGTGCTAAGTTGCATAAGCGTTATGATCTTATCGTTCTTGATGATTTTGAAGACGAGAATAACACGATAACTCCAGAATCTAGAGCTAAGATATCTAATCTTGTCACTGCTGTTGTCTTTCCTGCATTGGAACCGAAAACAGGCAGACTCCGAATAAATGGGACTCCAGTGCACTATGATAGCTTTATTCAGAGAATATTAGTGGGATATGAGCAGTCAAAAAAAAGAAGTGATTCATATTCATGGAAAGTGATAACTTATAAGGCTCTTCAGGATAATGGAACTCCACTTTGGCCAGACTGGTTTGGTCATGAGGAAATGAAAAGGAAAAAGAAATTCTATTCTGATTCTGGGGCTCCACAGAAGTTTTATCAAGAATATATGATGGAAGTGCAAAGTGAAGAAGATGCAATATTTACAAGGGAACATATTAAATACTGGGATGGTCAGTTTGTTTATGATGAAGAAGCTGGCATTAGCAGCATAGTTACGGAAGATGGAGATGTTAAACCAGTCAATATTTTTGCGGGCGTTGACCCTGCTACGGATTCTCAGCGTAGGGATGCTGATTATAGTGTTATCATCTTTGTTGCTTGCGATATGGACAATAATATTTATGTTCTCGATTATCTTAGGAAGCGGAGTATACCTGTGCTCGGTATTCCAGGCTCTGATAAAAAAGGTATTGTTGACTATATATTCGATTACGGAAAAATATATCATCCGCTAGTATATACAATTGAAGATACTACTATGTCTAAACC